ATTATTTTTGTAAAACATTATTATAAACAGATATGAGCAAAACACTATATTCATTTGACTTCGACGACACACTTTGTCACACACCAGACCATATTGATGGAAAAAAATATTGGGAAAAAACTACAGGATTATCTTGGCCATATAATGGTTGGTGGGGTAAAGCAGAAACTTTAGATACAGAAGTATTTTATGTTCCAAAAAACGAGTGGGTTTATCAAAGATACTTAGATGCAGTTTCTGATCAAGATGCTTATCTTATTATGGCTACTGGTCGACTAAAAAAAGTAGTTGGTATGAGAGAGAATATCGATAAAATCTTAAATCATCATAATTTATCATTTGATGAGGTTCACTTGAACTGGGGTGGAGATACTTTTATATTTAAAACCAGACTTTTTGAGGAAATGATTCAAAAGACTGGATGTGAACATTTTGTTATGTATGATGATAGACATGAACATTTAGTTAGGTTTGAGGAGTGGGCAAAAGAACAATCTTGTGACGTTACTATTGTTGATGTTAAAAATAAAACAACAAAGACAATTAAAAATTAATAAATAGTATATGGCTACAATTACTAAGAAAAAAACAGAATCAAAAGTTGAAGAAATTCTATCTAAACCATATCGTTTAGATTTACATAATGATGATTATAATACATTTGATTGGGTTATAACTTGTCTTATGAAAATATGTAAACATGATGAAGAACAAGCTTCTCAGTGTGCTCATATTGTTCACTTTAATGGTAAATGTGATGTTAAGTATGGTGACTATGATACTATTTCAATTATGAAAGAAAAATTGAAAACTGCTGGGTTATCAGTTACTATGGAAGTTAACTCATAATTTTCTACCAAACCAATCTCCACTTTTGTAAGTGTTTTTATTTCGATTCATGAACTGTTTTCTGACTTTTAAAACTTGTCCATAATCAACACCTTCTACAAAATCTATATTATTTAGACATTGATTGATATAGGCTAATAAATCTTTATCAGTATTTTTATTAGCCCATTCTTCAACCATTTCCCTAAATTCATTTTTAGGAAAAATTGAAGTTGTATTCACAATAGTCATAACACAGTCGTCATGTCCAACATCAGCAGCATACCTTGTATTTCCAGATGTTGTTGTGTGTTTGACAAATGTTGTTATCTCTCTTATAGTTTCCTCGTTATTTATAGAGAATCCTTTTGATAACATCAAGTCTTGATAGTCCTTAACCATTAAGTTTTTATTTTCACCTACTTTTAGACCAACTTTTTCCTCGGTTGCATCTACTCTATGTTTATATCTAGCAAATATAGCAGAACCATACTCATTATTTCCCTCAAAAACATGAGGCATTTCAGCTAATAAAGTATTTCCGTAGTTATTTAACTCTAATACTATCTTTACATTTTCTGGATTTAAATATTCAAATGCTAAAACATATAAAAACTCTGATAGTTGTTTAACGGATACTAAATTACTTCTAAATATACCGACTTGTTCCAACCTAAAGAAATCAACTATAGATTTATACGAAGCTCTTTGTGATTCTATAAGTTCTCTAGATTTATTTGTTATTTTAAATATATTAACTACTGAATAATCCTGTCCTAATCCTTCTGATATATCGACTGATATTATAAATTTATATTCCTTTCTTTTAAGTGGTATAAATACTTCATCATCATCTATCCATTTTAAGTCTTTATAACTAAATTTCAACTTATTAAATTCAAATATTTCTTCTGAAACATAATTCTTTTTACTTTTTAATAACTCATCAATTATCGCTTCGCTTAAAAGTGATTTACTAGCATTGATAAATCTTAGCCCATACTCTTGATTGAAAGCATCTTCACCACCAATATCTTTTATAGCTTCTTCTTTCCAAGTTGTTACCTCTGCTAACGCTCTTACTGGTACTTCGTATCCTTTTGAGTCAATAAACATTAAAGATTTAACTTCATCATCTGAGCAAAACTCATTATTATAAATGTGTATTATATCTTTTTGTAAATCAGAGTTATAGTCCATTTCTACTTTAGTCTTATCTCCCCACTTTTCTCTACATAAGTCAAATATCTCTTCTTTTGTTACTCCGTATTCATATAGTTTATGGTTATTTAACCTTAAATAACTAACAAAACGACCTGGTACTTGATACCAGTAAACTCTCATAGCTTTATAGTTATTCTTTTGTGGATCACCGTCAGGTCTTTCAGCATCTGTAAGTAACTTATGAAATAAGTTCATACCATTTGGTGTAGATGTGATAATAATCTTTGAGTTTTGTACCGCAGCCGTCGTTGGGAAGGCAGCAGTATAGTATGGTTCGATGATATTAGATGGAATGTGTGCAAACTCATCTAAGTAAAGTACATCAATGGTAAAACCAATTGCTGGAGTCTTTGTTCTAGCTGATGTTTTAATTCTACAACCATTCTCAAATGTTAGTGATTTTTGATTCCAAGTTTTAATTCCTGGTTTTAAGAAGAAAGGTAATAATGAATAGATTGATTTAATCTTATCAACAATCTCTACTGCTGTATCTCCTTTGTTCGCAACAATCATTATATTCTTATCATTATCAAAAAGAATTTTGTGTAACATGAAAATAGCTGATGAGATTGTTTTACCAACCTGACGAGAAGCCATTAGTATATTGAATCTACTGTTTACAAAGTTATCAAGTATTTCTTTCTGATAGTCTCTTAATTTAATTGAACCAACGGAACCATCTTCTCTCTTTACTTTACAATACTTTTCTACAAAGTAATGAACATCAACCGCACATCTAATATACTCTTGTTGCTCATCAGCAGTCATCTTAAAAGTAACACCTTGTCGTCTAAGACCTACTTCACTTTTTAACCACGGATTTTGATATCGTTTAATAACAATACCATCATTTATCTTATCTGTTGCTTCATCTACTAGTTTAGTAGTAAAGACCATTTGCTTTTCCATTACCTCTTTAGCCATAGGTGAGGAGATATTTTTTTATATATATTGTAAAAAACCACTCTCTATGTCAAAAACTGATAAAGAAAGAAATAGAATACAAGATGAGTTTGATGAAATTCAATCAGAAAATGGTGAGTTTGATTTATCAAAACATTTAGCAAGACCAGAAGATTTACCTGACTTAGGTGAAATTGAGATATATGATTACGACGCTGATTTAACAGTTGCTAGTCAACAATCTATGGACGTATTAGAGTCACTTGTTGATTTGTATTTAGGTGACGTTCCTCAATTAAAAGAACATCCTTATATTAAAAATAAAATGAAAGAAGATGCTACAGTGTATGCTGAAGGTATATTCTTAACAAAAATGACAAGAAAAAACTTCCTATCCCAATTAAGACAAGTTGATAATGGTGATAACTCAGCTAGAATGCATGAGGTTGTTAATCAAACAATTGGTCAAATTAGAGAGAATGCTAAGTTCTTATCTGGTCAGAAAACAGAATTAGAAAAATTCTATAAGACATTAAGAAAAGATTTGGGTTATAATGAGATAGAACCAGAGTCTACTAAAACAGTAGATGGTGATGATAGTGTCTCCGATGATGGTGGTGAAATAACTGATAATAGAAAGTTAAATGAGATGATTAAAAATGCAATGTTGAGTAAAGATAATGATAAGAAAAAGGATTAACCTTTATATCTAAATCTTTCAAATGTTTTTATCACATTCTGCCATTCAATTTTAATCGGTGTAGTTATAAACTTATTTATTCTATTAAAAGTTACTTGATTTATATTTATAAGTAATTGTTTATCTTTAATAATCGATTTAACCGATTCTTTTACTTCGTCTGGTGAGTTAGAAACTAAGAATCTTACTATTTCATTAGATCCTTTGCAAACCTCTATACAGTTACTTTCATCTTCATATAAATTTACCTCATCATATTGAGTTATTTCTTCATTTGTAAATTTATCAATATCGGTTTTAAGTCCAATTGAGTGTTGAATAAGTAATTTAGCTTTCTTTTGTGATACATCATCCTTGTCTCTATTATAAAAAGTTTCTGATAAGTAATAGTAATCTTTGACTACCAATCCTAATTCTTTTAGTTTCTCTTCTAACTTTTTTATTATAGTATCGTAATTCTTTTTACTGTTCTTTGAACATATAATATAGATATCATCATTCGTATTTTTAAGATGTTCAAAGTTTTCAATCCATATTTTATAATCTAACTTTTCAATTATACTAGGATTCATAAATTCTTGCATAGAAAATGATAAATCGGTTATATCAACTTCTAATTTTTTACATCTAATCTTTATATCATTGATTATGTCATCACTTAACCAATATGACTTATTTCCAATAGTGAATTGTTGATTGAATTTTCTATAAACACCTTTTTTGATTAAGTTAAACTCTGATTGGTCAATCTTAATTATTGGAATAGATGGTTTTATTTTAGAAACCACCCATATTTTAGCGTTTGTAGTTATTAAACTATTTATGTCAAAAAGGTGAGCTATCATAATTTAAAATTTGTTACTTTATAAGATATTTGATGAGGCATTCCGTCAAATCTACCACCTTCGTATGTTTTGTCTTTCCATTCAACTCCTCCACTCATCTCATTGTTAAAACTTCTACACTTTTTACATTGTCTTGGATGTATTAATTCTCCTTCTGATTTTATAAAATCATTTTCATTATAAAAAAATGTTGCTTTACACCATGGGTTTTGGCATACCTCTCTAAATTCTTCCATAAACTATATATAAAAAAAGAAACCTATCAAATTGATAGGTTTCTCTTAATTATTTTAATAAATTTTTACTTACTGCAAAGTCATATATTATTGGTAGATTCAAATATTT